CCATATCTTGAGCTTTCTGAGCATCAGTACCTGTCAAGATATATGAAGTATTAAGTGCAAAGTTTTCAGCATCTTTCTCCATATCTGTACGAGCATTTTCCTCAGCAGTTTTAGGTCTTCTTTCTTGTAATTGATTTTGAGCTGTGGTTTTGATACTTCTCTCTTGGTCTATCTTGCTAAGTATATTAGTTTTAACCCAAGCAGAAGCCTCTTCCTTTTGTGCTTTATAGTTTGGACCATCTGTATCCAAAGTAGTCATATTTGTATTTGGGTCAACCTTTACAAGTATTTTTGAGCTATCTTTAGCAGCTTCTTCTTTATCAAATATAAAAGAATCAGCACCATAACTACCTGTGTTTTGAGTTAATACAGAAGTAATATTATATGGATTAGAGAAATAACTACTAATTTGGTCATCAATAGCTTCGTTCATATCTTTTACTATTTTCTGAGTAGTAGGGTCAGGATTTGTAGCCAAGAAGTCAGGACCCATAAGCTCTGTTATACTACCTGCTCCTAACAAGGTAGCGGCTTGATACAGCACATCTTTTCTTGCTCCAAAACCTTTAACTGTAGCTGTGGTAGCTTCTTCAACTTTAAATGTAGGAACATTTTGAAGTATCTTACCCCTGATAACATTTACAGGTGCTATGTTTTTAGATAAAACTTTTACTGTTTTGCCGTCTATAATTTTATTTTCATATAAACCAATGTTTACTCTTCCGTCTCCCATAGAGTCTATTACAGCTTCTGAGTTATTAAAATCTCCATACCCTTCTACAGTACTCATATTGAATATGTTTATTGCCTGCAAATCTCCTGAGTTTACCCCTTCCATTTTTTTCTTATGCTCACCTTGAAATAATGTAGAAAGGTCAAAAAGTTGATTTGTTCCGTCAACATAATTTTGTCTTCTTAATGTATATTTATCAAGAGGCATTTGTCCTGACTTTAATAACTGCTCATCAATACGCATTTGTTCCATCATAGTATGGGCGTACTTATTAGTAAAATTATTTATATCTTGGTTTTGTCCTTGAGGAGCATTTGATAACTCAGTTGCAAATTGTCGTGTAGCAGCATCAATCGCATCTTTCTTTTCTTGTCTAACACGATTTGTTTCGGCAAGCATATCACTTATACCCTTGCCAACCTCAGCCCAATTTATCTGCGAGTCTGCGTCCCGTTCTGCATATTTATAGTATGTACCTGCCATTTTTTATAGTATTAAGTTCCTAAAATTCCTGAAACAGCGCTTGAACCTAATCTCCTTGCTTGAGCCATTATTTTTTGCATTTCTTTTAATTCTCGTTTTGAATATCCACTCATAGTTGCATTAAAAGCATTAGCGTCCATTTCTCCAACTCCTGCCAACGACCCGTAACCTTTTGTTCCTGATAAGGAAGCAAATTGTTTTTGAAAATCTGACTGAGTCAGGTTTGGATTTAATTTTTGAGCTTCTGACCACATTTTACCAAGTTGTTTTGTAGCGGCTGATTTCTGAAACAAAGGAACCATAGCAAGACCTTGTTGAAGAGTATTTGAAACACCTTCAAACCCTTGAGCCATAGCCGCAGCCCTTGCTTCTTCAGCATCTCTTGCTGCTAACTGAGCACCCTCAACTTCGCCTAAATCTAATTGAACACCAACATCTCTTAATCTGCTATCTTCATTTATTATCTTCTCTTCGATTACACCTAATTCCTGCCCCATAACTCCTCTTATTGCTGCTTGACCTACATTTTGTGCCATTTGAAGTTTGCCCGCTGTAGCTTCAGCACCTCTATCGCTTTCAACTCCTGCTTGCATAGCTAAAGCTCCTTGAGCAAGCATAGCTTCTCTCTCAAGCTCATAAGGTTCTTTTTTTATAGATAACTCTTCAGCATAGTTTATTTCAAGTTTTTTACGGGCTTCTGCCATTGCCTCAGCAGCTTTTGCTACTGCTGCTCTTTGAGCCTTTTTTTGTTGCCCCGCTTGGACAAATGATATTGTAGTTGATGCTGCTGATATAGCTAAACCACCTATTGCTACTGCTGTTGCTACTCCCATTTTATAATAATTTTATCATTTCACTTGTGTACGAATCGCCTTTTACATAACCAAGACTTTCATACGTTTGAATTAAACTGTCGTTTTTTATTAAAGCATAAGCGTATTTACTTCCTGACATTTTACTAAGATTAGTTAAAGTGTCTATAAGTATTGTTATAGCTTTTTTTCTTTTTTCTTTTTCTCTATAATCTTTATTTGAAATTATCCAATCAACCCAAGCAACTCTTGAGTTGGTTATATAAATAAATCCTGCACAAACAGGAATATCTCCATCATATACAATATAACCTCCTTTTCCGTCATCAGGAAGAAAGTCTTTTTCAGGAGCTGTCCACCCCCAAACAGTCCACCAATCTACAAGTATATCTTGGTAATCATTGTCGTTAAGTTGTCTAATAGTTAATTCCATAGTTACAAAGATATTAAAATTATGGGAAACTTTTCATAACTTCTGTTTCTACTGCAAATAATTCAATTTTACTATTAAAACTATTTTGCAGAGTAAACGTACAATAGTGTCCTAACACTCCGTGTGATTCTGCAACTGAGTTTTTGACATAGAAGAAAAAGTTTACATTCCCCGGAATTGGAACCGAAAGAGGTACTAACATTGCATTATTGATAACGATTTGGTTTACCCCATTTGGTAAATCTACATTTATAGCCGTAACCTGTCCTGCAAAATTTGGAGTAGGGTGTCCAAAATATACATAGTCTCCAATGCTTATAATATTTCCTATTGATACCAATGGAGATATACTAAAGTTTATTGTTGCAGCTGATGAGCCTGAACCTGTTACAGTAAGGCTATTTCCTATACCATTCAAACTTCTTAATGCAAACTCTCCAATAGTGTTATTTCTAACAAATGCAAAATAAGATGCTTCTTTCTTTTCAAACCAATTCTGCTCAATAAATCCTGACAGTTGAAGGTCTGTTATCATTGTAGCACTCCAAGGAGAATCTCCTTCTAAGTTTAAAGTTTTAAACAATTTATTTTCAAGAGTTGAATTATTAAAAACACTCTGAATACTCGTTGGTGTAAATGCATTTGGAGAAGGCACAATAGGGTAGTCCACTCTATCCCACCATGGTTGATAAAAAGTATTACGCTTTTCATTTACATTGTGCCGGTATATATTACCTCCCTTAAAAGTATAGAAATAATTGTTCATTCCAATCATCCAATCAGGATTGTAAGAATAAAAAGATACCCAACCGGCAACTCCTTCGCTATATGATATTGTGTAATCCATATTTTCAATTAATTATATTAAACGCAATTTGATAATGTTGTTACTATTCCGTTTACTACGTGCAAAACTTTATTTGGAACCGCTACGTTGTCCGTCATATAGTATCCATCAGCTAAAGGAACAGCACCAAAAGCATCTTCAAAAACATAATCGTATTGACCAACGTATGAATCAGCAGTGGTATGAACTTTAGCAAAATAATAAGTTTCTGTAAATGAATCTCCACAAGGAATATTAGCATTTATTCTCATATCAGTACTTGAAAAAGATGGTAAAAGTGCAGGGCAAGCTATAGCTAAAGTCCAAGCAGTACCACCACAAGGTCCTAAAAACTCTAAATTAACAATATTAGGAGTAGCATTTGGTTTTGGTATTACCATAATACAATTCCCAACAGTTGTTGGACTTAAAGATACATCTCCGGGATTTACGGTTATGTTTTGAGTGTTACCTGTAGCTACAAATCCTGTTCCGCTATATAAATACTCATTAATTGTAGGAAAGTTAGTTGTATTTCCTGCTAAACCACAATCAGACCCTGAACTCCCTACTACCGTATAAGCAGTTGGGTCTGTGCTTTGATGAAGCCCGTCTAACGGAGAACTTAATTTATTATAAATATTTCCATCATAAGTAGCTCTTATTCCGTCAGGTTGATATGCAGGATTAAAAGTAACTACTATAGCTCCAATATCAGAAGGAGTACCTCCTGCATCTAAATTCAATAAAAATACCCCTTGCCCTCCTGAGCCTGAAATTGTCCCTCCACAAGGAGTCGCACAAGTAGGACAAGCATTAGCAGCCAAAAGCATTCCTAATGACTGCTGTCTTGATATTACTCCATCTCCATAAAATCCATCGGGAGCTATGAAAGATAATGCTGAATCTAAATATACGGCTGTTGCTAATGACAAATCAGCCGCATCTAAATAATATGTTGTATTTACTGCCATATTTTAATTATATTAAACAATCGCAAGATTGAAAAGTTATAGTTGCTTCTACTAATGGTTCACTGCAAGTTGGTGCTCCTATGCTGCAATAAGTAACATCTACTGCTCCCGCAGGTAGTGAATTTTGTTGAAATATTCCGTTTTCATTGTAGTATCCAACAAGAACAGATGCTGCTGTTGGATTGCTAACATAGTAAAGATTAAACGCAGTATCGCAAGTATCATTGCAATTACAACATACATCTTCTTCACTTATTCCAAAACACAAAGATACTTCAACACCACAGACATTGCAAGTTTGAGGAGGTAATAATACTCCATCTACCAACTCTCTAACAATTCCTTCAAAAGAATAGAATCCATTTGGAGCAAAAGTTGTCATATCTGCATCTGTAAAAATAGAAGTTGAATTTATAAAAGCAGCATTTAAAAAGTAATTACCCGGAGTACAATCACAACAAGCGTCTATAACACTTGAAGCAAAACATAACTCAGCAGGTATTGAATCTCTTAAATCCCAAATTAAATATAAATAGTCTCCATTAACACTTGCAGGAACAGTAAAATCTGCATAGAATAAAGGCGTACTTCCTGCATTTGGCGTTGCTACTGATGAAGCAACTAACAAAGCCTGAATATCAATATCATTATTATCAAACAAAACAGGGCTTCTAAAGTACCTAAACTTATCTTGTAAAATATCAAAATCATAAGTGTCAGGAGATATTTTGTTTGTGGATAATCTCATTGTACTTGATTCAGGAGGAAACCCTCCTTCTCCTACAAATCCTGACGTTATATTATATCTTGAAACAAGAGGCGTACCTGAGCCGCTTCCAAACAAAACCAAGTTTGATAATAATGGTCCAACAAAAGCACCATTTGTATATCTGTATTGAGAGTGAATGGTTTGACCTGCCTCAGAGTTATTTGTAAGAACAACTTCAACTATATTTAAAAGCTCTGCTTCACAACAATCTGCTAAAACAGACACAACCATATCTCCCGTATAAGTCAGCGTTATTTCAGCTGTCTCTACTAATATGCTATTTTTATTAAAAGACAAACTTCCATTAACATTTGTAGGACCTGATGATACTATTGTTCCATTATAATTCACTTCAACGTTAAATGTAGCACCAACCTCTATACTTGTAAATATCCAACTAACTTGAGTAAACCCAACAAGTGGACCTAAGTCAACACAATAAACAGTTTGCTTAGATAATTCCTCATTAACTGACAATGTAAATGTTTGGCTTACACCACAAGATAAACATTGAGGACTTACAGGTAATAATATATTGTTCATACTCAAAACATACTCATTCATATATGGGTCAAACCCTCCAAGTTTTTGAGTATTAAAAGAGTTATTGAAAGTATCTCTAAACCAAGTTCTCATACTTTGGTCAGAAATAACAACCAATTGCTCTCCTTGAGGAGAATCCCCTTTCATTTGAAGAACAGCTCCTCTTTTGACATCTGTAAAGAATCTATCGTATCCCCACTGAACATAACTCTCAGGGTTAAAACTTATTCCATATTTCTCTACTCTTGCTATCTGAGTCCCTAACACCTCAGGAGATGCCGTAATTATATCTCCTGCCGATGCGTCTGACAACAAATTTTTCTCAGCTAAAACGTAAGATATTTTGTCTTCTTGTAAAACAAGAACATCTGTTGTTCTTCCGTCCAATATAAAAATCTCTCCAAAAGAAGCCTCACAGTTTTTATAGTTAGATAGTCCTTTATTGAACTCATTAAGTCTATTTACATTGGTCTCTAAATTAAAGTTACCGCTATAAGTAATATCCGAAAATCTATCAGCTTCCTCGTAGTTTTGCTCAGCAACCGTAGTAACTCTTTCTCCCAAGTTGAAACTTCTACCTATAATAGAGTCTCTAATTTTATAACTCTCTGCTCCATTTCCAAATGCAAAACAATTAAAAAACTCAGTATTTACGATAGCAGGGATATTACCTGCAATGTTTTGACTTTGAACATTACCTTCGTGGTTTCCATCAGCATCAATAGAAAAAGATAAGTTATTTTCAAAGAAAATATCAGGCAAAGCATCTTGAGGTTCAGTTTCAAATATAATAGTATCAATAGCTCTAAAAACATTAATATTAGAAGTAACGCAGTATTTTCTTGAGCGTGGATAACCAACACCTGTACAGCTTTTACCTGTTGACATTTGAAGCAATAATTCATTTGTTACAGGGTTTCTATAAAACTGAAGATACATTGTTGAAAAATTTGTACTACTCAAATATCCATTAGTAGGTATGTATTCTAATTCAGTACTTCCGTCTTTAGATATTCCTGTATCTAATATTTGCTGAACATTATCTCCATTCCACCAATCTTCAAAATTGTCATAATCAGAAGAAGACGTAAGTCTTTTGTCAAGAATATACCCTCTTCGTTCACAAGAGGCTCCAACTCCTGCTCTGTTCCAATCAAGATTTAGTTCTATTATGCTTCCTGCGGGAATTGTATAATCTATGAACATTCCCGGATTGGCAGGGTCAGGTTGGTTTACAGTATATCTTAAAATACGATAATTACCTCCTTTTGGAGCACAAACAGTTTCGCTTCCTAAATTTACAATAGCATTAGGGTCAAGTACTGCTGAAAAACTATTAGGATTTATTTTTACATATAACCCCGGAGGTACAGGCACATCGTCTATAGGCTCTATAAATCCTGCTTCTTTGGTTTGCTTATCTAATATTGTAGCATAAGCACAATTTTGTCTTGGACCATCTGTATCTGCCTTAACAACTAACTTATCCCCAATCTCTACCTTTTTGGTATTTTCCCCTTCTAAATAAAACCAAACAGCATTAGTCTCAGGGTCAGTAAAGAATAAATTACAGTAAATTGTTTCGTAATTTTCCTCATCGGGTTTAATTACAAACTTATATCTTTTTGCCCACTCAGGAGCTCTTTGTGTAATAGGTATATTAACCTGTATAGAGTTCTTTTTGTCTGAAAAACCACAAGGGATATATATTGTATTATTAGGACTTACTAAAGCTGTTGAAGCTCTATTAAATTCGTCCATATAAACAATACCTATCTCATACCCTCTATTACTATGCAAACCTCTTGGATTTCCTATTAATTGAAAAACAGCATCAGCATATATTACTGAATAATACTCATAAACAAAGCCTGTTGGTGTAACAGGATTATCCTCGTATTTCATAGCAATAATTTGAAATCCTATCTGAGAACTTGCAGGAGATGTTATTATTTTTATAGGTTGTCCAACAGCAGATATACCACTTCCTACTTTTATTAAAGCATCTAAGTTCTGAGGTAAAGCACAATTTACTGAGTCTGTAAATGTTTGACCATCACAAGAAGTTTCGGCTCCCGGAGTGGGGTCATATACAGGCAATATGCTTGCAGAAGTACCTACAGCTTCCTGAAACTGAACACTTGTTGCTAACTCATATACTGACGAATAATCTTGGTTTAAAAAAAAGTCAAATGTAAACTCTGTAGTATCTGTTGTTTCTGAAGGGTCAGGTAATGTACCTGAAAAAGCACTATGAGCAATTCTTATACTTAAACTTATAAATGACCCTGCAACAAGATTAGCTCCTGTAAGGTCAATAAATACAACTGAATTAGGTATAGATAAAGGACCATTAATGCTATAACTTCCTGAAGCTGTCGAATCAGGAATCGCCACAAGACCTATGTCTTCAGTAATTAACGTAGGAATATATTCAAATTTAACAGGTTGACCATTTTTATCAAGTAAATCATAGCCTTCTACATAGTTACCATACATAAGTCTATTACCCATAATAGTTTGGGCTTTAGCAAATCGAGGTACATTATCGTAAAGTCTTAGTATTTCAGAATCTCTTAATATGGTAAAAATTTTACTATTATTAAAAGAAAATTGATAATCATTGTAATCAGCAAGACCTAAATCAGCTTTATTTAATTTTTCAATAATTTTAATTATATTGTTATTAGATTGCTTAAACAATAAGTCAATTCCAACAACTAATGGTCCTCCTGAATTATATGTAACAACAGCTGTATTTACAGCATTTGTCATACCTTCATTAAGCATACTGTTAATACTAAACTGAAAAGGTCTTGGTACAAAAGCAATATCTGACCATTGAGAAGTAGCAGAGCACTCTCCGTTTTCGTATTCATATCTGTATGCAAAAGAAATAAATCTTTCTTCTAAATAATTTTCCTGACCACTTGTTGAAAGTAGTTGAACTGTAGGAGATTCAGTAGGCGGCTTCTTTATTACAAGAATTGATTCAGGATTTAGTTGGTCTATATTTGATATAGGATTAGGATAATTTTTTTTAGTATTAATAACTCTTGGAGCATTATAATCGTCTGTAAAAAACAATAAGTCTTCAATAATATCTACTCCTGTTATAAGGTATGTAGGATTAAAATTTAAAGTTGTATTTACGCCACCTCCATCGTTTATGCTAACTATATGATATGTTAATACGTCAGTATAAACATTATAAGAAACTATTAAATCAAGTTTTCCTGTAGCCCCTATAGGGAAAGTGCTGTCGTGAATAAACCAATATATTGTTTCATTTGCACTATCTGCAATAGCCCCAATACATCTTGCATTTACGCTAAGAGGAGTTCCGTTTATGTATGCTAATGCAGTTAACGGAGTATTTCCTTTTGTATTAGAGATAACACCCACTTCTGAGTTCTCGGTAGAACCCATTCTAACATTCATAGCATCAACATATTCTCCATCAGGAAGTAATCGTTCATCAACGATTTTATTCATTCTTCCTGCTATAAAAATTCTTGTTAAATTTGCCATATTATTTTATTATCTTATCCATTCCTCTTAGGTTCATCAATAGTCTGCCCGGGTGTATATTGCTAATTCTTATTTTTGAATTTCTAAATAAAGCTGTTTTTTCTTTTCTTGCTCTTGCAACAATGTATTCTTGAACGCCAAGTTTAGAATTAAGAATCTCATAAGTAATATAAGCGTAAATATATTTTTCAAACAATTTATTTACAGTTATTAAAGAGTTGTCTCCTCCTTCCATACCATCTGAAATATACTCAAGAATACAGGATTCTCCTGCCATACTTGAATCAAAATTAATAACCCCTGCTTTCTTGTCGATATTGAAAGTTGGGTTAAAATTAGCTGTTTCTGTATTTAATCCAAACCTTTTTTCAAAGTACCAATCTCCATTAAAACACCAACCTTCCATACCGTCAAACTGATGACCTCTATTTAGATATATACTTTTCTTGGTTTTTGTAAGTCTATCAAAATCAATATTTGAATATTGAGGCTCAAGAATATTACCGTCAATATCAAATAAAATATTCCCTTGTTGGTCCTGCAAATACGCCTTTGAAGATAAAACCTGAATGTTCTCAGTTAAAGGTCTAAGCCAACCGTTTTTATATAAAGATATGCGAACCCAATTCACAAAATCAGACGGCAACACAAATCTTAAAGAATCAGCAACGCTTAACTCTAAAACTTTTACCTCTTTAAACGCATCATAATTAAGCTCTTGAATAGCACGTTTTGCGTGAAATAATATTTTGTAACGCTCTTCATTATTCACTAATGAATGGTTTCCTGAGTACATTAATAAGTAATTGTTTACTATATCCTCAAGGCTCACATACTGATAAGACCCCCAATTAGCATCTTGTGGTTGGTTTCCGTCATTATCATAGTATTGGTATTGTGATAAATATGCCATTTGTATTTATTTTTATTGTTGTACACTAAATGTAGGTTGCTCGTGAGATTGCTGCGTCATACCAAACTGAGTAACTTCAGTTTCTCTGATAGACATACCACAATATTCAAGCATTTTTGTAACTAATTTGTAAGCATCTTCCTCAGGTAACTCAAAGTCTTGATAATCAGCCTGAGATTGGTCAAATACAGGCTCTCCACTTGCTAATGTAATATAGGTCCATTTCGGAGGTAAAGGGTGTCTAAAATAAACGCATTCTATTTGCCCGTAATCGTTAATCGTAGATGGATATAACTTAATTCTATTCCCTTCTAATGTATAAGAAGGATATATATTTGAAGGACTTGTAAGTAAAGAACTGTTTAACATAGTTATTTTTCCAACACTAACTTTGTCTGCTTCTTTAGCTACTTGAGAAAATATCTTATAATTTTCAGGTGTAGCTGTAAATATATCAGAATCAAGTATTATTGCATTATTTGAAACAACAGAAACAACACTTGCAGCATTATCTGTTGAGGTATTTACTACAATATCTCCTTGAGAAATACCATCTGATAAAAATGATGCAGTACTATCTCCAAGTCCAATAGGTACTAATACTGTATTTGTACCTGAAACTAATAATGTTGAATGAGTTATTAGCTTTAAAATATAATATGCAGTATCTCCTGTAGTTGTAATAGATGGTGCAGAAAAAGAGTTTCCTCCAATATGAGACAAATAACTTGTTTTTAAGAAAGTTTCTAACGTTTCAGCAATAGGACTTTCAATATCTGCATAATCAGTTCCTGAAGAGCGAGCATTTTCAGCATTTACAACTTTATTATAGCTACTAAAATATTCTTCGTATATCTCCATTTGTGCATTAACTGCAAATAAATTAAAGTCTGATGGAGAAATATATCCATAATTATTCTTATTAAGAATGGACAATACTGTATTTCTAACTTCGTTTATCATTTTAAAATCTTTTTTACAAATATACATAAAAAAAAAGGACACATTGTGTGCCCTTTTTTATAATAATAAAATACAAACTACTCGCTAAGAATGGTTTCTAACATTTTTAATGAATCCAAACCTTCATCACTTTGAAGGTAATGACCTGTCATCTCATAAGGGTCTTGTCCAAATGGAACAGAAATCATCTTTTTCTTGTTTGCAGAAGTATTGAACCAAACCTCTTTGTTATTGTTTCTCAATGCTAACAGTTTACTCTCAAAGAATAAACGAATTTTAGCTTGAAATTGAAGTTCAGGGTCATTTAATATATTTAAGAAATCTCTTGGTTCTGATTTAGCATAAACTAAAATATCTCTTTTCAGTATTTCCGTTGGTACAACAGAAGGGTCTTTGCCAAACATAACTCTTGTAAGAGTCTCTATTTGTTCAATTGAAAGTTCTCGTGCAGCAACCATTGCGTCAATTTCGATATTCATATCTTCAACTTCTGCACCTGCTTCTTTTTGCTTATCAACCTCTGTAAATGTAATACCATTCAAAGGGTGGTAATGAAGAAATTCTTGTAGCACGGGATTTGTTCTTGGAACACTAAGAAAGCCATCTTCAAAAATAATTGGCTCCATAACAGCATTTCCATCTTGCTCATCTTCAAAAGGACTCTTTTGATTTATAGAATACCTTAGAGCTCTGTTTTGATTTTTGTCTTCATCAAACCACATTAAAGGAAAACGTGGGTGGTTTCTTGATGCTAAACTGTAAGATAACGGACTTCCGTTTAATAATTTGTAGATTTTATCTACTTGTTTTGACTTTGCCATTTTTATATATTTAATTTAATTTGATTTAACAACTAAAAAAAGATAGAGAGTGTCTTTGAAGACACTCCCTATTTTTTATGCTTCTATTATCCGAAACGGAATAATACGAAGTTATTTGCACCTAAAGTACATACACATCTTTCAGATAAGAAGTTAACCTCCATTGCATCTAAGTCAGATGTTTGAGCACCTCCGGCAGAACCTGTAATCCAAGTTTTGTAACGTCTGTCCTCTGCTTCTGAAGCACGGTATCTTACGTGTAAGAATGGACGCTTAGCGTTTTTACCCATAATTTGGTCATACACAGAAGTAGAACCCGCAGGAACTAAAACACCTGTTACAGTACCTGTTGCAGTTGCAGCAACATTACTTAAACCTCCACGCATTGTTGGGTCATTTAAGTATTTCCAATCAGTTTTGTAGAAATCGTAACCTCTACGGAATCCTGTGAAACCTAAGTTTAATGCCATTTGCTCATCATTGTCAAAAAGACCATAAGATGTACCACCTGCACCATAAGAGTTTTGAGAAGACAACATATTGTCAATGTCAAAACTAAATCCTCTATTTAAGAATAAAGCATTTTCTTCGATAGCTCCTTGTTTGTCTAAACGAGAGATGATTGTATCCCAATCTTGTAATGTAGTTGGTGTACCACCACCCCATACATTTCCTCTTTCGTTTATAACGTAGAACATACCTTCAGAACCCATCATACCTGCAAGTTTTGCTCCCGAACCTGTAGCAGCAGGAACAGCCTCAATCATTGAAGTTTCGATGTAGTCTTCAAAACGTAAACGAGTTTCGTGCTCTGATTTTAAATACCATAAGTATCCTGTAGCACCGTTTTCAGTTGTAACTTCAACCCAACCAATTTGAGCCATATCTGAACCATTTACCGCATATTTATCTTTTAAGATAATTGGGTTATTTTGGTAAATATCGTCTTCTGATTCTAATGAACCAATCATTCCGTTAGTTCCTTTTTTGAACTCAGAACCATAGATGAAAACTGTACAAACAGCTGCTGCTGCGAAAGTTTGACCACCTGCTTCGTAGTAAGCTACTGTAAAAGTAGTTGCTGAAGGAACGTCAGTTACAATACCTTTGTTGTAAACACCTGTTGCGTTATTTTGAATCATAACTGTTTGACCAATTCTGATTGCAATATAAGTAACATCTGCATCAGCTACAGTAATAATTGCAGTATTAGATGCTGCTGCTGCTGCTGAAGTACAGTTAGTGTACTTAATGTGAAGACGACCTTGTTCTGCCCATTTGATTTGGTCAGAGTTAGAAGGCATCTCAGCACCTACCATTCTCAAGAATGATGCGATGGTTCTATTACCATAACGCTCAAATTCTTTCTCGTAAGTATCAGGAAGATACTGATTCAAGAAGTTGAAGTTGGTAATATAGTTTGTCTGTAATGCTACTTGCTCAGCTGAAGGCTGTAAAGCATAAGTAGGATTGTTTAATAAAGCACTTGCCATTTTTTCTAAATTTTAAATTTTACATTTTTTTTATGCTTCGGATTTTAAGCCCCCTTCCCGAATCAGGATTAACAGCTTTTACTTGAATACCATCAGTTGATTTTGTTACCTCAGGAGCTCTTCTCTCCGTCATTTGAATATTTTTAATATTCCTCATTGTTCCATCAACAGCATCTGCTTTTCCTTGTTCATAAAAGAACTTAGCAAATTTTTCAGGATTCATAGCAACAGCTAAAGACTTGTGATAACCTACGGCATCTTTAATTAAACCTTGCTCATCTAAAAACTTATTAATAAAGTTAGCAGGAGTAGATTGTAATTTTTTTAACTCGCTTCGGTCTCCGGGATTAAAAGTAACTTTTTTGTCTTCAATTTCAAATTCAAAACCTTTGAACTCATTACTAAAAACTTCGTTTGTTTTTTGGTCAAACCAACTTCTCTTTCTCTCGTTTTCCTCTTCTATCGTCTTTGCTTGCTGTGTGTATTGCTTATAACTTTCATAAGTCTCTTTTTCCTCTTCAGAAATAAGACCTCCACTTGACTCAAGAGGAATCTTGTATTTTTCTTTTTGAGAATTAAAAAACTTCTTAGCCTCAGCAACAGCTTTTTTTGTTTCTAATTTTATTTTTCTAATATCTGACTCATCATCAACTTCATCGTCATATCTATACGAATCCATTAATACATCAATATCATCTTCATCAAGACCTTCTTGAGTAAGAGTCAAATAACTTTTAAGTAAACTTTCAGGGTCCATTGAGTCATAGTCTTTTTTAAGACTTAAATAATCATCAAAACCTCTTCCTGTTTCTTTTCTGTATTTCATATACGCAGCAACATCTTCGGGCAAAGCCTCAGTTTCCTCTCTTTGAGCTGCTAACTCATCAAGAGAATTTATTTGCTTGTTATATCTTTTTCCAATATAAGAAAGAACTTGTTCTTCTGATAACTCATTAGAACTATCATCTGCGGGCGGTTCGTTAGCCGGTGGTGTATCAACCGGTGGTTCGTTAGCCGGTGGTTGGTTATTAACTTCTGAAAATTGTTGCTCGTGTCTTTGAAGCAATTCTTGTTCTACCTGTGCAGTACTTTTTTCTTCAGTACCATCTAACGCTCTTACTTTAAAATTCTCCATTTGATTTGATTTAATTTTTTACAAATATATAATATTTTTTTTTATTTTTTTTATCGTGGCTCAAACTCTCCTAAATCAAAGCCATCTAAGCTATCTTCATTTGACTCGAAGTTTAATGGAGGCAGGTTGTTTTTGCGTTGATTTATAAGTTTTGATTGCTCCGTATTTTGTTGGCTTATTCTTTTTGCTTTAGAATCTTCTCTTTCTCTTTCTCGTGTGCTTAGATTCTCAACTTCCATACCTCTTAATTGCTGATTGTAATTAAACTCTTCAGCCATTAATTGAGACTTAAATTCAACTTCTTTCTCTAACAATTGTATTTCAAAAGCAACTTCAGCCTGCTTTAACTGCATTTTACTTTGAAGTTCTGTTTGCATTTTTTGCATAGCTAACTGACCCGCCATTTCTTGAGACTTTAATTGTTGCTGAGCCTGCATTGCTTGTTTCTGCATTGCCATTTGTTCTTCACGGTCTTGCTTCTTAACTCGTTTCATTTTTAGCAATTGGTTTGCAAGTTTAAGATTTCTAAGTTCACGTATATCAATAGCATCTTCAAGATTAATATCTCCTTTAGATAATGCCATTTGAACATTTGCCTCAAGCTGTGCTTTTTGCTCTTCATCAGGAGAAACCTCTATAAAGATACCAAAGTCATAAATATAAAGGTCTTTTATATCGTTTAATATTGAGACATTAAACCTACCAATCTTATTGATAAAGTCGTCTTTAAAGTCTGAGTATTCTAAAATATCAGCTATTCTATACGTTAAAGCCTCAGCTAATGTTTTGTATATAAATAAACTTCCCTCTAAAATATGTCTTGTAGCTGTATTTGAATTAAGAGCTGCCAATTTCTGAACACCAACTAAAGAATTAGGGTCAGGCATAGAGCCATCACGAGCCTCGTTAAGTCCTGTTACAGACCTAATCATATCCATATAGTGGTTATAGTTTGAGATAAGCATTTGAGTTTTACCTACTCCTGAACTTGAATTTAATTGAGTGATAGGAACTCTTGCATTGTTGAAATCTCCGTCTTGTGTATAACTACGACCAATAACAGAACCTGTTTGAAAATACAATCTTAATGCGTCTTCAGGATTATAAGCTGCACCTGTACCTAAATCAACTTCATTCAAACCATCGGCATCAATAAACACACCATCAGGTACTGTTCTATTAATTACTTGTTGTAATTTTAAATGAGTAAGTTGAATAAGGTCAGCAAAAGGAACCATTCTACGAACTAACGACTCTATAATACCTTTATACATACGTGGAGCACAAGCAACGTAATTTGGTATTGCGTGTTGAGATGATGATTTTGGTCTAACCATATTTTTAGAAAGCTCCCACTTCAAAAGAATATTAGTACCCATAACCATAACCCCTTCATACCATACGTCAATTGTTTTTTCTATTTTTTCAAAATTACCTTCCTCCATCATCTCTACAGGAGGATTGAAATTATCGTCTTTTTCAATTACACGAGCATTTCCATTGTCAAGAATTTTTTTCTTGTAAACAATTTTCTTTGTGGTTTTATAATTGAAATACATCAAGGTAGCTGTATCTCTTGAGAAAACGCTATTCTCGTAAAAACGAGCAACATTATAGTAGTCATACCATTGTTGACTATACTGAGTAATTTCCTGAAGGTCTTCTTTTGTTAAACTTTGGTCAATCTTCATTAACTCTGTTATTGGAAGAGTTTTAATTTCTCCCCAATAAAAACAATCTCTAAAGAATGGGTCTTCTGTGTATGAATAAACCACATTAGCCGGGTCAACATAAGATATTTGAACTCCTGAACCTTGAAGAAACTCGTGCTTAGCTATTGATATACCAATTACAGTCGCATCGTAATCAAGTCTTTTTCTGATGTTATCATATTTGTTTTCGTCAAACATAGTATTGATAGCTTCTTCTTCTGCTATCTCTATAGCAGGCTTATAGTTAAGCTGCATATATAATGAAAGTTCTTCGTCTGTTTCAGGAAGTTTTTCAGGGTCCATCATAAACGTATCAACACCTGTTTTTTCTTTAATTGTTTGAAGTATAGGTTTTGCAACCATTTGACCTTCAAGCATTCCTTGAAATCTATTTCTTTTAGCTTGAGACATAGCATCTTGAGCGTATGCTTTTACCTTGAAAAGTCTATCAGACATTCCGTTAACAACAATATCAACAAACTTTGGAATAATAGGGACAGGAGTCCAATCTAAGTTTAAATATGATAAATCGCCATCAACAGCTAATTCATTTTTATATTTACCAACAGACTGCTCTCCTCTTGCGTAAAGTCTTAATCTGTTAAATTCTATCCATTGACTGTAGTATCTACAGTTGCTTCCGTCTTTTCTGAACCATTCATACTGAATAGCTTGCCCAACTTGTAAACCAAATTGAGATGTTGCTTTCTCTGCGTCAGAAGCTAATTGACTTGGAAATGCTGACGATGTAATATCTATTGCTATGTTTTTCATCTAATTAATTGACTATTAGTTCCATCATTTGAATACCTTGCGAAGTTAATAATAATTTTTGATTCTTTTTTCTCCGGCAAGTATAAATGCTTTTGATTAGCCATAATAGCTAATCCCGAACTAATAGAGGCATCAAATTTAGTTCTGTCATTTATATCAAACTTAGCCCAATCTTCTAATGTTCTTATGAAAGGCATAGTTCCTATTTCGTCAGGGCTTCTGTAGTTTGCTGCCATATCAAAACCTACATATTTTTCTATGTATGATTCTATTGCAGAAGCGTGAGACTGCTTAACATCTTCTGAAGAGTTTGGTATCCCTCCAAGCTCACGTTCTGTTTTTGTTAACTTATTGTATTGTTTATCGGGTCTATTTAAAGAGAACCCTCTATAGCCTCTGTTCTTAAAATGATATAATAACCTTGGTTTATTATTTTCTATAAGAATAGGCATACCATAAAACACACAAGCCATAAGCACGTCTTCAAAAAATATTTCAGCAGTCTGAGGTCTCGCTATGTATTCTAAGAAAAATTCATTTGAAGGAGCTTCGTCCATATTAAACTTAGTAAGACCGTGAAGGGACCCATTGGACCCTCTACCTCCAACTACAGCAGAAATATCATAAGGGTCGCAACCAAATGACCCAATATGCTCATTGCCGGGGTGTTTATTTCCGTTTCTTATATGAACATTATTCTGAAGATGTTTTGCGGGTGTCCAACTGACTAAAAATCTACCTCTTTGGTCAGGAGTAAATACTACTTTTGTATCCTTCATACCGTCTAACCAATGGAATGAACCTCTTGTTAGATAGTGCTCTTTAATCAAGCTGTCGTTATAATCTATTTGCTGATATATCTTTGTAAGGTTAAATAAAGATTGTTTACTTTCATCTCTAAATGCGTGTGATTCTGTTCTTGGAAACTGACGATAGAACTCATTTAAAGCATCAGCATCACTTTTTAAAGAATCAACCTCTGCTTCCCAATAATCTATAGCTCCATTTTTAATCAAGCCATTATCAACTCCAAGTATAGGCTCAGTTGGCTTATAAAAAACAGGCATACCGTATTTGTCTATAAATCCTTCCATATTCCACTCCATAGGTATAAACAAAGAGTATAATCCACTTTTTGTTTGACCATTGGCATTACGAATGTTTACCTTAGAGTCTTCATACATATCTTTGTAGTTTTGACCACCTTTAGACAAAGCATTTGAGGTTGAGCCCATCATACATTTTCCGATAATCTTAGACCCTAAACGCAAACAAGTCTTAACAACCCTCCAATTTTCTTTAATATTATTTGGCTTAATCCACTTTCCACTCTCATCGTGAGCTATAAAGATAAGTTTTTCTCCATCATAAGAGTTTTCTTCTGTATTTTTCCAATCTATTGAAGTATCTAAGCCTTCTATAATTTCCGCCTCAGAGTCAAACATATTCTTTTTGGTAATCTTAGATGCAGGAACCCTATAAGCTAATTCGGTCTTTGGCTTGTCCATACCGTCCATAATAGGTTTAAAGAAAAATGGAAGTCTGCTGTTTATCGGAACAACTTTATCTGTAAACATCTTTTTAGCATCGGCTCCTGTTTTAGACAAAATACCAATCCTTGAATCTCTCGCAAGAGTACCTATGTTTACACATTCGGAAGAAGACATAAAAGAGAATCCTGAACGTCTAATCTTTAGGTATATCATTCCAAAACACCTTGAGTCAGCTTTACAGGCTTCCCAAAAAATCCAATAGATTCTATTTGCTTCTCTAAAATCAGGATAACCAACGTCAATACTTGCCCATTGAAGGTACATATAATGAGAACCTGTAATGTAGGTTTTTATTCCATTATTCATAAACCAATGCCCATTCTCTCTATAATCAAATTCTGTTTCAATATAATCCACCCATCTGTTCTTAAATTCAGCAGGCATTTCATTCCATTGAAATATTGATTGTATTCTTTGTAGAGATTTCGGCATTGGCTGTCTTTCCCAATACTGTTCAGATTTACTTGTGTGTCTTTGAAGACACTTTTCAGGAGTAGGAGGCAATGCAATATAAAGTCCTGATATATTTATTATATCTCCAATTTGTCCTGTCTTTGATATAACAACAACATTGTATTGGTCATTATAGCCATATAGCCAAGACTTATTTCTATTTTTATTAGAAATAACACTCTTAGGAATATAGTCATTTACTATATAATATAATTTATCTTGATTTTCTTTCTGCAAAGCCTTGTCTTGTATCAGTTCTACTTCCTCCTTTTTCAGACAGCTCTATGCTTTCTTTTTCAGCCTCAATTCTATTGAGAATCTCAAACGCATCAAATATAGCCAATTTCTTTGTTGCTGCTGCATTTTTTAACTTATCAGCAGCTAAATCATCTCCTTCGCTATTTGGATTCAATATAGCGTCTTCAGCGACTTTTATAAGTTCTTCTACGGCTTTATGACCTGCCGCTATTATTTTTAACTTTATATCTTTAGTGCTCATAATTTATCTATAAAACATTACATAAACCATTCTTCCTTCTTTCCAACCTGTATTTGGATATTTACTATGAAAATAATTTGAAGGATACATCAACGCTCTATTTGGTCTATAACCAACAACAGAGTGTAAATCCCAATTATCTAAATTGTTTGCTTCTTCTGAGAGAAACCTATCTGCCTCTTCATTAGACACATCTAAAGGCATCTCGTAACCATCCCTTTTGTGTTTCCAAAAAGCTGTTCCGTGTAGCCCTTCTTTTGTAGATGGAGATATATACAACACAAGTGCTCGTTCGGGTCTAATATCTCCCACCTTTGAGTCTGCGTGTATTCTCCAATCAGTATCAAACTCCTCAGTTGCTACTCTAAAGAAACCTAATAGGCATTCTCTTTTAGTTTTATCTATATCACTTAATTTATTGATAATAAAATTATCAAATTCTTCGTTGCTATATTGAACCCAAAACTTTTTGTCTCCAACTTCAACTTCTTGAAATTGATTACTTGTCAAGCTATTATAAACGTAGTTATAAATATCTTCTTCTAAAAAATCATCTACAATATTTATCATAGCTTAATTGTTATTTGGTGGTCATACATACGATACAACTTCTCTCCATCAACAGTAAATTCATATTCACTATCAGGTGTGAAACAAACAATATCCCCTTCATTAACTCCCTGACTTAAAAGATAATCATTTGGATAAATCATTTTAGCCATAAGAGGCTCATTTTTAAATGGTTTTTTTATATAAGACTCTATTGCAGGAATTGGCTTAACAAAGCAATATCTGTCATAAGAAAACCATTTATCATTCTTTTTATACATAAAAAATTGGTCTGTCTCAATAAAGAATAAATCATCTTTAAAAAAACTTTTTCCGCTTTTTTGACGACCCCTCATATCATTATAATACTTAAAAGCGTTATGATGAACAAGTAGAGTGTCTCCTATTTCTATAGGACCGGTGTAGCCTAATGGGACTTCAATAACCTCAGCATATCGGTTTGAGAACTTATGGTCTTCTTCAGAAGTACTAACAATAAATTCTATTCCTGATATATCTTTTGTGTTATCGTATCTTTTTCCATTTTTTGGCTTTGCAATAAAGTAAAATGGAGATTTCATTAAAAATTTATATTATATTCGATTGATATTGGTATTTTAGAATTAAATTCTTTCCACAAAACTATTTCTTTTTTTAAATTTATAATGTATATTTTGAAAGAGTTTTGTTTTTCATCAAACTTAATAAGATGTATTTCATTAGTATCCCCAAGCACTTTTTGCCCTACTATGTAGTGCATAGCATTGCTCTTGTAGTCAGCACCTATTGATATTTTTCTAACGTCCATCTTAATCCTCTTTTACTAAATAATCATAAAGGAATACAATCTGAGGATTATTTAACCCTCTTGTATAAATAATGAAATCTTCTTCATCAATCTTATTAAGATACTCTACACTATACTCGAAGCTATTAAGTTCGGCTAATGCTTGATTGATTTTTTCTTTTGCAGGATTATCGCTCCAATCAAAATAAGTGTTTCCATCTTTTTCTACTTGTTCAACATCAAATCGTGTAAACAATTCTTTTTGTTCTTCAAAGTATTTCTTGATGCAAGAATGAACAGACTTTGTAAGTCTTATTCCTGTAATGATTGTAGAAGGACTTTTTAAATCCTTATCATTCTGACATTGGCTTAAAAGTTCAGCCAATATGTTTAACTCATTAATGTTTAATTTTTTCATTTGATTTGATTTTATTTTACAAATATATAAAAAAAAGCGAGATTAATTATAAACCTCGCTTTTCTATTACTTTGCAGCATCTTCAAAATCTTTTTTCTGAACAGCTGATAAAGCACCTGAGAACCAATCTTTACCTAACATAATAACTAAATGTTCTTT